TAATATTGTTTTGAGAAATGCCATGCGTTAGGTTTGTTACCTCTTTTGAAAGATTAAGGAATTTGTGCTCTCGTTCTTCTTCCTCTTTAATTGCGTCTTCTAGTTCTTTATAACCAGATTGCAACTCTTTTGCACTATCTTGAGCACTCTTAATTCTATTTAACCTAAACTCTTCTTCAATAGATTGGGTACAGGTGGGGCATACCGTATTTTCAGTAAAGAACTTATGTTCTTTGGTAATCGTAGATACTTTCTGGGAAATTTTTCCTTTTAGACTTCCTAACTTACGAAGCTTTTCAGTAGCACCAATATACTCTTCTAGTTGTTTTTCTAATAAATTCAGTTTATTAGAAATCTCAATATTCTCTTCATTATAATTGCCAATTTCCACATCTATGTTGACAATCTTTTCTTTATTGGCATTTATATTGGCATTACCAAGATTCTCCAATTCATCGATAAAGTTTTTCTGCATTTCAACTTTATCTTTTACAGATTCTTTCTTAAGATCCAGTGTTTTAATTTCTTCCTTTAATGAACGAATCTTTTCCTTGATAATGACATTCATCGACGAGAAAATCTTAATATCAAGAAGGTCCTCAATTACTTCTCTACGACTTGCAGCAGAGAGTTGCATGAAAGGAACAAAGTTACTGCTACCCAGAATAACAATCTGAGTGAAAGACTTATAGTTCATCTTCAAAACAGATTGCTCCAAATACTTCTGCTGGTCAATTGCAGAAGAACTCTGGTCTAGGGCAGAACCATTTCTATAAATCTCAAAAATATTTGGTTTGATTCCACGACGAATCATCCAATCGGTAGAACCAATTTTCAATTCAATCTCAACGAGACAATCCTTTTCATTCGTAGAGTTGATAAGTTGAGGTTTATTAATCTTTCGAAATGATTTCCCAAACAACACAAAAGTCAGAGCGTCAAGAATAGTGCTCTTACCTGCTCCATTATTCCCCACAATCAAAGTGGTTTGATTTTTATTCAGTTCAACTTCAGTAAATTGATTTCCAGTAGAAAGAAAGTTCCTCCAACGGATTTTTTCAAATAATATCATTTTCTTCAGGGGGAATCACAATGTCATTAGGTGTAATGATAACATATTCATGTCCATGTATTTCACAAACATTTACAAGCATGTCACTATCTATTTCCATTACATGCATTTCTGGATAGTCTTCCTCTTCCAACATCATAGCAAAACGAGCAGCATCATCTTCTTCTTCAAAGAGATAGAGAACTTGATTCCCCTCTTCGTTGACTACTGAATAAGCACCCTCGTCTTCTCTACCGCTGATTGTTAGGATAAACATTCTACACTAGTTCGCAAGCCTCTTGATATACTTCGGAAATAAGTCTCTGAACGATTGATTTATCAAGTTCAATTTCTGCTTCCTCTACATATCTATTCAAGATAGAAAGTGTATCTTCAGACTCAAATGCTTCAAACTCTTCATTCTCTTTGATTTGGAAGTTTTCTACAATCTTGAGTTCTGCAATATTTGAAGAGTAAAGTTTGTCAACAAACTTTTCAAACTTCTTAATGTCAGTTTTCTTGCGAACAATAACTCGGACAATCTTATTTTGATATTCACGAGTGTCGAAGGTTTGGTAGTTTGTATCCTCATAATAGATGTTATAGAACATTCTATAAGGATTGTTTACTGGAGTGTGTTCTAAGGTCTCAGTATCAAAAATAGTGAACCCTCTAGTATCATTTACATCATTCCAGTAAAGTTCGTAGGGATTTCCTAGATAGAAGACTGTCCCGTTATTCGATCTAGTGTGATAGTGTCCCGAGTAGACCCTACTGAACTTACCAAATAATTTGCTCTCCAAACCATGCTCCATGACGATTTGGCTATTAACTCTAAATCCTTGGAGTTCAAGGTGCCCCATCGCACACGGGCAAGTTGTTTTTTCAATAAGTTTAAGAGTTTTTGCTTCATTTTCTTGATTAATCCAAGGTATAAAAAGTGTAGGTAGATGACCCAACATCACTTCAGTTGGTTCCGAATATACGGTCACATTATCATATTCACGCAGAAGCAAATCAACTGCATTAACTTGATTAGTGTTTTTGTAATAAGCAGTATGGTTCCCAACAATCGTGTGAACCTTTACTCCCATTTCATTAAGACGATCATAATAATTACTCTTTGCCCACGATAAAGCAGAGAAATCAATTCCTTTACGACTATCAAAAGTATCTCCCATATCTACAACGGTAGTAATCCCATACTCCTCGAGCGTTGGGAAAAATACATCATTATAGAACTTCAAGAAATAATCATGAAAGAGTTTAGAATTCTTTCTTGCTCCAAAGTGCTGGTCAGTAATAATTGCGATTTTCATTCAATAACGGAGTTTGGAGTGTACTGCGTCCTTGATGCTATTATAGTCTGAATAGTCAGAACCGTCAACATTACCACTCTCAAACACTTGGTCGAATCCAGTTCTTTCCAGAATTTTATTTTTAATTTCCAATTGCTTCTTCTCTTTCTGAATACGTCTCAGAAATGCGTAGTGAATAATCTGAGTGAAGTAGGCAAAAGGATTCTGAGATTTCTCTGGATTGAAGTTATGAATGTATTGAACACAATTTTCAATACCATCACAAATCATATCATCCTTAAACATGTAGTTGACAAAGTTTGGTTTGAATGATAGATGATTTGCAATCTTTAAGAAGCACTCACCAATATATCTGGGAATTTGTGGCTTTGGATTACCTTTAATCTTTGCAATCTCAACATCCTCACGGTACTTAATCAGTGCTGCAAGAAACTCTTTATTATTGACATAATGTTCTGACCTTTTTCTTTTGGCCATGACTGCTGTAGTTATCATTAGTTTATCTCATAATATGTATGAATTATAGCACTTCCACAAATAGTTGACAAGTTCTCAAATACCCTATAGAATACCTTTGTTGGGTTTGAAGATGAGGCTTTAGCTATTCTTAAAGAGTTTCTCTAGTATCTCCTTAGCATCATTAACATTGGCAAGATAACCCATCTTACGAGATATCTTTGTCTCGTTACTCTTTGTTTTATAACTTTCTCTACAATAAGTTTGATACATAGAAATCATTTCAATATCAGAAGATTCACTCATCGTAAGAACATCTTCAATATTGATTATAAACATATCTTCTGTTGTTGTCTTTAGCCAAGGTTCTATTTTATATCCCATTACTCCTGCTCTTCCCTTAATTTCAGAAACAATAATAGGATTAGTAACTAACAGAAGAGTTCTATCATCTTCCTCAGTAGCTGCTACCTTTGCGAAGATTTCCTCTCCGGTTTTTAACTTAAGGGTTGCGTAAAAATCATCTTCTATCATTTGCTCTTTAGTTGAATGGTGATTATTTCATAATTAAAATTTTCTTCGTTGTATATTTTGATTCTTTCTATGAAGTGATTTAAGGTATAGTTTTTTCTGGATTGAATTGTACAATCGTCAGAGATGTCGTAGAGGACTGCTTTATTTTTATTTTTTCCTTTTCTAAGTACTCTTCCAATTGATTGAAGATTTCTAACTCTTGATTTACTGGGTGATGCAAAGATAACGTTATGGAGACTCTTAATATTAATACCTGTAGAAAATGTTCCATAAGAAGCAACGATAATTGCGTTGTTTTCTCTTTCGGTTATTTCTCTTACGAGTTCTCTTTCTTCAGCATCAACACCACCATGAACGAAAAATATCTTACGATTTTCACGGTTATTTTTATTTATCATCTCATAAAGAATAGCACCATGTGCCTCTACTCTTGAAAAAAGGACTAGAGTATTTCCCTTTAAATCTAGTGAAAGATTTGTAATAAATTTATTTCTTTGCTCATGAGATATTAAATATTGTATTTCATCTTCGTAAGTTTCAAACTTTTGTGGTGGATGTTTTAAAACAAGACACTGAATGTCTAACTGGGAAAGATGTCCTTGTTTCATCAGTTCTGCGGTTTTGGTCACTTTATAAGATGGTCCAAACAATCCTTCCAAAACCCATTTGTGAGTTTGAGTTCCATCCAGAGTTCCAGTAAATCCAAAACGATATTTTGCGTGATGAAGTTTAGTCATTATTTGTATCAAAGATTTGCTCTTGAACAAATGAGCTTCATCACCTATAATACAACCATAGTCCTCAAAGAAAGAACGGTCTAACTTATATACGGATTGCCAAGTTGTGATAGTAACTGCATATTCGTTTGTTTTTTCTCTACCAGAATAGATACGGTGACAATATGAATCAGCATCCCAACCATAATCTTGGAAATCCTTGTACATCTGTTCTACAAGAGATGTCGTCGGAACAATTAAAAGAATTTTTTGCCCTTTATCCACATAATATCTTACGATCGAATAAATCATCAGTGATTTGCCAGATGCAGTGGGGCTTATCAATAGTTTTCTGTTATGCCTTAGAGCATCATATACTC